CTTCTGGAAGTAGTGGAACTACTGGTGTAACTGGTTCTTCTGGAAGTAGTGGAACTACTGGTGTAACTGGTTCTTCTGGAAGTAGTGGAACTACAGGTGTAACTGGTTCTTCTGGAAGTAGTGGAACTACTGGTGTAACTGGTTCTTCTGGAACTACAGGAGTAACTGGTTCTAGTGGAATTACATATTCTACAGATGTAATATTTACTATGATTTTACCTTCTGCAACAACTGTCAATTTAGATACCCCTTCTGGAATAAATAGAGTGTCTTGGGGCGATAATTCTTCGACTATTAATGGAGGATTACATAACTATTCAGCAGGAACTTATACAGTCCGTGTAGAAGGAACATTCACAAAATTTCCAACAAATTCCAGTTTTACACCATTTTTAACAAATGTAGATTCTACAAAAGGAATTACAGATATGAGTTACATGTTTAAAGATGCAACTTTATTTAATCAAGATATTTCAGGATTTGATACTTCTAATGTAACTAATATGGAAGGTATGTTTCAAGGAGCTACAATATTTAATCAAAATATTAATACTTCAGGTAATCAATGGAATACTTCTAAGGTAACTAATATGGTTAAAATGTTTCAAAATGCAACTAATTTTAATGGAATTATTGCACTTTGGGATGTTTCAAATGTATTAGATATGTCTTTTATGTTCAATGGGGCCACTGCATTTAATGAAGTTATTGAAAATTGGTATCCTATTAAAGTCACAAATATGTCTTTTATGTTTCAAAATGCAAGTGCATTTAATAAACGTATAGGTTGGAACACGTTAGCTTTAACTGATACAAAAAATATGTTTGAGAATGCAATTGCATTTAATAAAAATCCCGATATAAATACAGCTCTCGTAACTGATATGCAAAGTATGTTTAAAGGAGCAACAACATTTAATGGAAATCTTTCAAGTTGGAATACTGAAAGTGCAATCAATATGTCGCGTATGTTTCTAAATGCAAGTGTATTTAATAGCAATATCGCATTATGGGATACTTCTAATGTAACTGATATGGCATATATGTTTGAAGGCGCATCAAGCTTTCAAGGTGGAGATTCCGCTGTAAATATTTCAAATTGGAATACGTCTAAGGTAACAGATATGCGTTCTATGTTTAAAAATGCCACTGCATTTGGTTATTACCCATCAACTAATACTTTTATAAACTTAAGCACTAATAACAATAAATGGAATACTTCTAATGTGTTAAATATGGCTTCTATGTTTTATGGTTTAAGTCAGTTTGATTCAGAGATGGGCAATTGGAATGTTTCTAAGGTAACTGATATGTCATACATGTTTTATGGGACGAGTAGATTTAATAAAGAATTAAACTCTTGGACTAGTCCTGTCAATGTAACAAATATGAGTAATATGTTTAATGGAGCAAGCGTTTTTATGGGAAATATCACAAATTGGAGTACTGCTAACGTAACTAATATGACAAGTATGTTTAGAAATGCAACTTTGTTTAACCAAGACTTAAACTGGGATACTTCTAAAGTTACTGATATGTCTTATATGTTTTCAGGTGCAGAATTTTTTAATAAACCTATTAATACTTCAACTGTAAATACTAATATATGGAATACTGCTAATGTATTAAATATGTCTAATATGTTTGAAAATGCGATTAGATTCGATGTACCAATTAATTTGTGGAATACGTTTAAAGTAACTAATATGTCAAATATGTTTAAAAATGCAGCAGCATTTAATAAAACTATTAATACTTCAAGTGTAAATACTAATTTATGGAATGTTTCTAATGTAACTGATATGTCTTATATGTTTTCAGGTGCAGCGTTATATAATGGAAGTATGCCAGACTGGGTAACCACAAGCGTAACTACTATGAAAGGTATGTTTCAAGGTAGTGGATTGGGTAGCAATATTAACAGACAGGGTAACAGATGGAATACTTTAAATGTAACTGATATGTCATATATGTTTCAAAATTGTCTTGGTTCTTTTCAAGGAATGGATGGTTGGTTGACCGGACAAGTAATTGATATGTCATATATGTTTGACGGCGCAACATATTATAATCGACCTATGAATTGGGATGTTTCACGTGTAAAAAATATGTCATTTATGTTCCGAAATGCCAGAAATTTATATCAATCACTTGAGGGTTGGAATACAGGTAATGTAATAAATTTCGAATCGATGCTTGAAGGCGCAATCTCTTTTCCTGGACCTGTTGCTAACATGAGTATGGGCGTAGCTACTAATGTAACAAGAATGTTTAAAGGAACCGCAATTAATCCATTGTTAGTTAGCACACATTTCCCCAACCAACAACAAAAAGCAAATCAATTAGGCCAAAACTTATTTGCTTAAATAATTTAACTGAATTCTTCTCTTAAACTCATCATAATTTTACCTAGTTGATTTTGTCCTTTCCACTTTTCAGGATTACGAGATTTATCAGTATTTTCTGATGTTCCAATACCCCAAAATAAATCACGTGCATCTGCATCACCAATTTGTTTCTTTTCAGTTTCCATTAATTGTTTTTGTAATTCAGGATGTTGAACAAATTTTGCACGAACAGCACGTTTCATAATATCTAATCGTTCAGAATCCCATTTTTCTTTTATAAAATTCTTAACTTTTTTACCTAAAGCTTTAACTGCTTTAGCTGAAGGTGTTTCCATAATTTTTTGTAACATTTCTTTATCATTAAATTCTTTAGCTTTCATTGCTTGAAAATAATGTTCAACTGTAGGATAACGTTTATCTTCAATTTGCACAGGATATTCAGCCATATTACTAAAGGTTCTATATGGTCCCTTATCTTCACCAGCTGAATGAAATAAGATAACTTCCTGAACCGAACCACCTTTCTTTTTCAATTTACGTTTAGGTTTTTCTTCTAGCTGAACAGCATCATCATTTGGAGTCATTTCTTTTTCTTCTTTTTCTTCTTGACGTTCAAATATAAATGTTCTATGCAAGAATGAATATGATTGTTGTTCTTGTGTAAGAACTTTTGTTTGAGTAGGATAAATTTCTGAAAATAATGTAGATTCTTTTAATGTGAAACCATTTTCTTCAAATATTTCTTGAACTCTTTTAAACGGAACAAGATATTCTTTTTGTGGTTTATCAAATGATTCTAATGATACAATAATTTCCATTCCAAATTCTTCAGACCATGTTTCTTTATCTTCATATTTTTTTACAAATTCACCACCAATATTATGACCATCAGTAAATATATGTTTTTCTTTTCCAATAAGAATAGAATATACTGCTTGACCATCTAAACATGTTCCGAAGAATGTCTTTTTAGTATGTAGAGTAACATTTTTAACAAAGGTTCGAAATACTTCTTCTGATCCACATGCATAATGAATATTAAATTGTGATGAAGAAGAATCAAATTTTTGTAGACCTTCAAATGCTGCTAGATACATTGTTGTTCCTTTTTCAGAACCATTTAAAATTTTAAATTTAGGACTTTCTTGATCATATAACATTTCTGTCATATCACCTTTAACCATTAACATTTTAGGACGATGATCGGCAGGATGAACTTCCATATCTTTTAAGTAACGAGAACATGCTTCTTTTAATCCAGAATCTGCAGGATCAATACCTACAACCTTAGATAATCTATTACGTTTCCATCTTGATAAATCTCCACCTTTACCAACACCAAATTCTAGAAGTGTTCCATTCTTCAAAGTAGATTTAGCATACAACATATCTTTGATAGTTAAATGATAAGTATAACATGGTTGTAAAATTCTAGCATTACGATCTAAATCTTCTTTATAATAAATTTCATCTTCTTGAGAATTATCAATTGGTAGAGTTGCAAATTGTTTCAAGGTTTCTTCTGCTATAGGAATATGTATAGATGACCAAATATTATCTGCAACTTGACGTTCATTACCAAATTCAGGTTCGTGTTTAACACGATATTTATATGTTTTATCATAACGAGTTCTCATAATAATCCATCGTTGTTTTTCTATATTATAAGAACATTCAATAATAGTATTATCTTCTACACGTTGTTCTTCAGAATCATAAGGAAGACCCTTATCATTAATAGGAACCATAATTTTATATGCATCTGGATTTTTAGGATTTGATGGTTGAAATAATGCAGGAACATATTTTTCTGTTGCAAGTGCAGATAAATCATCAGGTAATTTTTCATGAACAAATTCTCCTGTTAGAGTTTCACATGGATATAAAATAGAATCTGTTGGTCTTCTACCAATATATAGTGATCCTTTACGAACTCGCGTATCTAATACAGGATCATACGTTTCTTCACCTAATCTTAGAAGAAAATCAATAGAATTTTGTTGAGGTGGTTTCCATTTATAAACAGTTGTCCATACATTTCTATCACGTTGTTCTGAAGGTGCTAATCCTGAATTTTTTGGAGTAAATACTATTCCATCAGTTTCATATTCATATTTAGCATCTAGAACTTCTTTAATAGCTTGTTCCATTACAGGACCATCACCAGCAAGAAATTTCTTTGATTCAATCCGTATAGGTGTTCCAGGTTCCATCATAAACTTTTTAGTATCTTCTACAAATTTACGTGCATATTCCAATCTAGATTCAGGTCCCATAAGAGGTAGGTTAGTAACATCTTTTCCTTTATAACGATAGATATCAAAGATTAAGAACAAATTAGGTTTAATAAATTCACCATCAATAAAATCTCCAATGAATTCTTCTCCTGCAGTTAATCCGGTCCATATAGGAATATTTGTTCTGAATGCAATTCTCAAAACTTTCTTATTTTTTGCTACATACAATCCATATCTTGAACCATCTGCTTTAATAGTAACAGAATAATCTTTCCATATAGAAAATGATTGTGATTCAATAAGATTACGACGCATCAAAGTAACTGGACTATAAAAGTTTAAGCGTGTAGCACGAAATTCTTGAATATATTTTTCTTGTTCTTGTGGTCCAAGAATAAAATCAGATTCTTGAAATGATTTTACAAATGTATCTACTAATCTTAGTAAAGATGTTTGAATATCTTCTTGTGATAATTTTGTATCGCGTTTAATAAACTCAATTTCAAGTTCATATTGTGGTGGTTCTTTCAAAACATCTTTTAATGTTTGACCAGTTTTTCTAGTTTTAATTAAAGAGAAATCTATATTGAATAATTCATCTATAGATTTATATGTTCTTCTATTTATGAGACGAATCATTTCTACACGTTTATCATTTGGTGATGCATCCCAATCTCTTCTAATAACTTCTTCTTCGCGCAAACGAAATCTTGTAAATCTATCTTGATAATCCAAGGTATTATTTGAAATTGGATAAGGACTTTTCTTTTCAACTTTTAAGGGTATACCTTTAAATGATGATGACATACATACTTTTTGAATTAATTGTGGAGTTTCAACTTCTACACGAATATTTTGTGGATATGAAACTCTCAATAAAGAAGTTTCAATAAATGATCCTAATGATACAGTTTTAATAGTTTCTTGAATTCTATCTGCAATATCTTTTGTTTGAATTAATGAAGTTTTTTGTGAAACTAAAACAGAACATTCAAATTCTGCTTTAGAATCCTTTTTAGAGATTTCTATAAATTCTCGGATAACTTTATCCATTCCTTATTCTTTATCAGATGAAATTAGGTAAGTCCATTTTTATTCAAAAATACGTTCATATGTTTTACGTTGTTTTTGATCTTCTTCCATTCTTTTTCTTTGATCGGAACAAAATTGTATATGAGTTTCAATTTGTTGAAGACATTCTAAAGAAAGTTTATCAGATGAAACAAAAACACCATTAGTTGTCTTAGTAAATTCTGTGGTAAATTGACTAATAATAGTATATAATTGTTTATGATCATTTGCGTCTAATGCATCAACCTGTGCTTTCATCTGTTCCAGCTTTGAGCGATTCATTTGTTCCTTCTACTGTTTTTCTCTTTAACCTCTTTTTCTTAGGTTCTTCAACTTGACTTATAGTAACTACTTTCTCTTCAGTTTCTGAACTAGAAGCCTTAGGTTCAAATTTAACTTCGTGTTCAGCATGAAGTAGAGGCATCAAAGGTGCAGGCTTCAATGCAGAACGTAATCTTCCAATAATAATTATATCCTTATCCATTTGCTTAAATACAGCATTAACAACCTCAAATTCAATTTCTTTACCAATTTCCAAAGTTTCAAAATCTTGATTACCTATATGCAAATCACGAGGAATTAGAACTTTAAGTGGAGGAAGTAAGGCATGTATACCTATTTTTGACTTCATATCAGTAGTAGCTTTAAATACTTGACCGGAATGAGGAAAACATATATCTGCTTGAAATGTAACTTGATAATCTATCCCACCCTTAGTATAATTTGATCTACCGATTGAATATTTTAAAATTGTTATACTTTGTGATTGAATAAATCCTTCCGATGAACAATGTCCTTCTAGATTCATTCTTAGTTGTGTAACTAAAGGTTGTAACATATTTTTTTGTAATGTTTTAGATTGAATGTGAACATTTCTTGTAAGTTCACGACGTTCAAATAAGGGATCCATTTGTTTTCCTTATTCTTATAGATGGTAAACTCATTCCATTTTAAAACAACAGACATAATTTTAGTAATGGCTTGGAAACAATTGCATAACAATATTCCTTATGGGTTTTCTGGTAAGATGGATGCAGGAAATTATATTGTTGGAGATATACAACATTTAATAGGTGATCTTGATCTTGGTGATGGCATTTGGAAAAATAGTGAAACAGGACATTCAATTTGTATCTTGACTACAGGTCTTGGATATTACAAAATATATAATTCTAATTCAATTAAAAGATTTGGTGTTGAACGGAAAGTTGCAATTATGGATACAAGAATGATAGTTACAAGTATAGATTCTCATAATTTTACTTCAGTTAATGATTTGACTATTACAGCAAATGAAATTTATGGTTCAATGAAAATTTATGGGGATGATCATATTATTGTAGATTTTGAAGATCCTTCTGATTCAGAAGATGATGTTGTCTAATCTTTTAATCTCATAATTAAATCTTTACGATTATCATCTTCTTGTAAGATAGACCATTCTTCTGGTGTCCACCAATCAATACCTTTCTTACCTTCAATAACTACATGACGTATAAGTAATGCTAAAAAGAGACATCTATCTTTTTTTACTTTTACATACTCTGGAAATTCCATTCCTAACCATTCAGCGAATAAGTTTAATACTGTATCTGAAATAGCAGTCCCACATGCACGTCCACCAATATTTTTAGATCGTTCTGCTTTTTTCAAGGCATTTCCTGTATCTATATTAAATTTAATTTTTTGATTATCCATTGCAGCAAAAAAGTTTTCTTTCTTTTCAATGAATGAATCTTTTAATTGTCCTACCCATTCCATATACTCATCTTTCTGTTCACCTATTGGTATAATTTTTTCAAGACCTTCATAAATTTGTCCAGAACCTAAAATCTTAAAATGTTTTGTTTTTAACGATCTTGCATAAATTGGTGGCTTTTTCCAATCTAAATTTAACATATGTTCTAAACGTTGTTTAGGATGCATAATATGATCTAAGATATACCATTCTAAAACTTCTTTTGAAAAACGTTCTCTTGTATCACCAATCCATTTAAATTTATTTATTAATTCTTCTAATGATAACCCTTTCTTTTCTTCTATGTCATGAACTCGTAAAGGAACTTCTTTCTTTTCTTCGCGTCTAATTATTCTATCTTGTAATGAATTAAATTTCCCAGTTGTAAATGCATACAATTCTCCCTTAGATTCTAAGGTTCCTGTTCTACCATTAGAATCTTTTAATTGAAATCCAGTTTCTATTGCAGATTGTAATATATAAATTAATACATCTTTATCATATTGTTTCATTTCTGGTGAATTTTCTAAATCATTTATATGCCACACAGGTTTTCTTAAAAACATTCCTAAAAGTTTATCTAATACTTCATCACGAACATCTAAGTAAGCAGATAAAGGTCTTTCATGATCAGGATCTTCTGCTACATCGGTTCTTATACATACAGATGATACTTCTCCAAATAAAGGTGAAGATAAATCATTTAATTTATATTTTACTTTTTGATCTTTATAAGAAGAAGTTTGTTCAATTTCAAATTGTCTCCATTCTTTTGGTAAATTATTTAATTCAGTTTGTAAAGGACAATCCATTGCTGATTCCATAATAACATTTTTTAATTTTGCAATTATTTTACCTTTTTGTTCAACTCTTGTTCTATAATAATATTCATCAATTAATTCTTCTTCTGAATCTTTTACTTTACAAACATGCAAATATACCATACAATTTTGTTCTTCAAAAGGTAATCTATTATGTGAACATGTTCGTATACCTCTTCCAACTGCTTGTTCAATTCTTGACATATTCCACCAAAATTCTAAAATATGTATTTGTCTAACATAACTTAAATCTATTCCTTCTGCAATAGTTTTAGAACCTATAATAATTTTTATTTCTTGACCTTCAGAATTAGAAGGTAATTTTAATCTATCTAATAATCTACGTCGTTCACCTTCTTGAACCTTAGATGTAAATAAAGCATATTTTCCAAGAGATCCACGTTCTACTTCATTTGAAGTATTTTCTAAAAGTTGTGATCCAGTTGCAGATGAATAACCATGTTCTTCTAAACACATAGCAAATAAATCTGCTCCATATCTTACAGAATTTGAATAAATAAATATTACTCCTTTTGATTCTGAAATTATTTTAGTTATTAAAGCAAATTTAGAACTATATTCTGCTATTAAAGAAGGACTTAAAAATTTAGGAATATTCTTTGCATATTTGTAGGTAGCATTTTCATCAGATGATAAAACAAATGTTTTTGCAAATGCTTGATTATTTGGAAAAGAACATAATACTTGTTCAATTGATGCAGGACCTAATTTAGTTAAATCTTTTGATGTCATAATTTTTTTCTGTATTCCTTTAACATATGATGCTGTTAATGTAAGAATTTTTCTACGTTCTTCTAAAGGAATTGTTTTTCCAGTTTCCCAATCAATTGTTGCAATTGGTGCTATAAAGTCTTTTGGTGGTGGTAATCGAAATGGAAATGTTAAAGGATTATCTCCACGAACATATGAAATATAATCTTGACACCATCCTCTAAATTTTGGTTCCATTCCTTCTTTGAAATCTCCATTCTCTAAAAAGACATCAGAAGTTTTCATAAATGTTTTTATTTTACGATCATTCAATAAAAATAAATTAAAATAATATAAAATTTCACTATAGTCATCAAACATTGGTGTAGCAGTTAAAAGAATTAATATTAAATTATTTGCTACTTCAACAACTTGTTTTAATGCAGAACTAATTAACTTTGTTTCTAATCCTTCATCAGTTGTTTTTAATGAATGTGCTTCATCAATAATAATCATACGATTATCAAATGTTTTATGTATCCATGTTTCTAAATGTAAACTACCAATATCTGCCTGAGTTTTTAAAGCATTAGCAAATTCAGTATATCCTTGAAATTCATAAAATTCTTTAATTAATTTTTGTGATATATCTGAAATCTTTTCTCTAACTTGAGGATCCGACCATTTCATAGGTTCATTTTGAACACGCAAAATCATATCTAAATATCTGCGGCCAGTGCATTGCTTTGAAAGTAAAACTCCACTATCTACAGATACCTTAGATAAATTAAAAATCTGATTCTTAAAATTATCTTGAACTGCAGGATTTGCTAAAACTAATACAGTCTTATCTTGAAATTCAGGTTTAGTAATATATTCTTCTGAAATTTGTATTGCCGTACATGTTTTTCCTGTTCCTGTTCCATGAACAACTAATAAATTTCTAACTGATGATTCAGGAGATAATACTCTTCGTAAAAAACGTTGATAATTTTGCAATTTAAAATTACTAGAAAATGATGTTGAACACTGTTCTTCTCGCATTGTTTTTAAAACTTCTAAAGAAATAGAAGGTAATGTTTTACCTTGTGTTTCTTTCAACTCAGAATTTTTTATATTTACTGCCATTACTTTTTAAGATTATTATTTCTAAGGTAAAAAACTTTTGAAACATAACTAATCAACATCTGATTTTTCTCGTTGTTTTTCTGCTAAGAGTTCATTTAAAATATTTACTTCTTCTTGCAATTCATCATTACATCTATATAGGTGTTCTACTTGCTGATCAGATTTGTATTTAGCAAGAATGTATCCGGTTAACATAGATATAATGTATAATAGTGGAGAAGTTATAACATACATTGAACAATCCATTTATCTCATTATTTGTAATCCATCTAAATTTCATTTAAAACTGAATATCTAAAATAATATTTGTTTAAATATAAATGTATTCTAATATAAAAAAAAATAGTAGAATTGCTACTGTTTCTGATTTATTAGAGAGAAGACAGCGTAACAAATTTGTGAATTTTCATTCAATTAC